CAACTGCTCTTGTACCAACACCGTTGTTTTCTGTCCATTTAAATATGCCAGCATTTCTTGCGTTTATAATTAAATCCTCGCCGTAATTATCATGTGACCATAATCTTAATTGATTTGTAGCATCTAGTGCGGATGTACTGCCAAAAGTGCCTTCACCCCAGCCATTTATGCCCCAACCTGTGCCAGGTACATATACATCTAATCCTACGTTTATTTGGTATGTGCCAACTACTGAAGAGCCACCATTACCACTATCAGAGGAGTTTGCGGTTACAGTTGCACCAGATGTGTCTTTAGCTTCTATTGTGTAACTATTAGCATTAACTATGGTTGCTATTTGATACTCTTGATTTAATACCGCAGCCGTTATGTTACCGCCAAGACTTGATGCACCACTAAAAGTAACAAAATCATTTTTTACAGCCCCGTGTGAAGTATCTGCTACGGTAATTGTCGCATCACCATTACTAGCTGAAAAAGTAACATCACCTGCAGATGTTGTTAATCTTATAGGTGTTACATCATTAAAATTACCACCACTCTCAATATAATATTTTAAATGTGTGCCTATGCCTAAATACTTTGTACCACCTAAAGATATAAAGCTGTGTAACGCTCTTGCCGTGCCTTCATAAGTGCTAGAAGTTAATTTTTCCCAACCACCAAACTTTTCAGGCCTACCTTTTCTAAAACGAACTAAATTGCAATCAAACCAACCGCCTTCATTGTCGTAAGCTGTGCCTTCTCTGTTTATGCCTGGTCTAAATATAAGTTTTTGTAATGGCATTTACACCTCAGTCCAATCTTTACCTTCAAACAACAAAGATTCGCTTTTTCTTCTTTTTACCAAACCTTCATTTACTACACCATTTACTTTGTTCCAACGCTTTATTTGTTCTGGTACATTTTCATAATCACCAGCATTAAGAACTTTTAATAAAGTTGATGACTTTAAATTAGTTGGCCCTAAATTAAAAACCCAAGATACTAAAGCATCAAATTCATTTTGTTTTAATGGCACTTTAACCATATCATTTATATATTCTTGGTATTCTTTTAACTCATGTGTTAATAAATCTTCAGCTTCTTGCATAGTGATTGACATATCATCCTTCACAGGACTGCCATCTATAAGCTTTAGGCTACCGTATCCTATTGTAGGTTTATTTGCAGGACATCTGTATGAAACTGCATTTCCATTTTGATCTTTTGGGCAGCCCTCGTAATGTTTTATAAGCGTCACTCCCTCTTGTGATATATTCATTTTACTCTCCTTTTTCTGGGGAATGAGATGCTCCGAAATAAAACGAAATAATTGCACTCGCTAATCCTCCAAGATAACCAAGCACTAAATTAATTAATGCTTCACTGTTATATCAGAAAACTCGTTAAATGCTGTTTTCCAACGCTCATGTGATATAGTTTCTAGCTTAGTAAGTCTTTCTGCTACATCATTTACTGTCATTTTTTTATCCATCATTTTGTAACGTATATATTTTAATCGGTTTTTCTTTACCTTTTACAAAAATACTCTCAAGTTCTTTTAGTATTATTTGATCACTAAAGGTACTTGAACTGATAGTATCATAACCTATAACAATATCTTCTCCAACTTCCTTAGTTGAGCTTTCTAGTCTTGCAGCTAGGTTTACAGCATCCCCTATTGCAGAGTAATCAAATCTAGTATCGCTACCTATATTGCCTACAACAGCATATCCAGTATTAATACCTACACCAATTTCTACTCCTAAATTAGCCATTTTTACTTTGTCTTGTATTTCTTTTGCACAAAGAACAGCTGCGGTTTCATGATCTGGCACATCAATTGGAGCGTTAAATATGGCCATCATAGCGTCACCTATATACTTATCTACCATACCGTCATAAAACTTAACGGTATCGGCCTGTATAGTAAGAACTTGATTCATTATTTTTGTTACCTCTTCAGGTTCTAATTTTTCTGATAAAGCAGTAAATCCACGCACATCAGTAAAAAGAAATGTGCAATACCTTCTTTCACCGCCTAGCACTAAAGATTCTGGATTGTCTTGTAACTTTTTAACTTGTCTAGGATCAAGATAGTGCTCAAACTGTTTTTTTATTTGTTGTCGCAGTTTGTATTGTTGTCTAAATCTTAGATAAAAGGCTATTGATCCAGATATAAATTCTGATATTAATGTCCAAGATACATCAATAAGTAACCCTTTTTGTATAAACATATACCCCATAACACCAGTTACTATCATTAAAACTGAAGCGACAGATATACCCCAAGTTATACCTAGCAAGTGCAACGCAAACCAAACTAAAGAAACAAAAATAATTAAAGATATGATTTCTACCGCTAAAGCATAATCTGGTATATATGGACTATCCTGTATTAATATTGACTCTGCTAAAGCTGCTTGTATTTTATGTGGCTCCAGCAAACCTACAGGAGTAGCTATTTGTGGCATTACACCTGCAGCCGTAACCCCGATAAATACAAACTTACCTGCAACATACATTTGTTTTAGTGTGGTTTGTTCTGTATCTACCCAACTAATCCACTTGCGGCCTAGACTGTCTGTTTTTACAGGTGGTATTCCTCGTATTGATATTTCTTCTATACCATTATCATTAGTTTTTATAATGTAAGTATCTATATCAAATAAAGATTTATAAATTTGTGTACCAAAACTAGGTATCCATTCGTTATTTGGTGTTTTTACTAAAAGAGGTATTCTTCTTACTAATTGGTCAACATCTGTGGGAGCTACGGCCAAACCTTGTAAAGTGCGATTGGATAGTAGAGGTAGGTTTTCCTTCACTCCCGTTGACATTATACCACCTTTACTATTACCTAGTACAACGGTCCCTGGTGATGCAGGATAATTACCTTTGCCATCTTCAAACATAGCTAATACTGATGGTGCAAATTGTAAGGTTTCTGCAAATATCGTATCGCCACCCATACGATCTTTTTGTGGAAAACTAACAACCCAACCAATACCTATAGCTCCGTTGTTAATTAAATCTAGCTGTATCTCTGCCAATCTTTCTCTTGGTAAAGGCCAACCTCCCTCTTTTTCTACATCATCTTCAGTTATATTTAAGATTACAAAATTACCGCTAGGTTTTGGTGTAATTACAAAGTTATCAAATACCTTAAGTTTTAATATTTGTAATGGTGTTGATTGATAAACAACAGGTGCTAAAAGTATTATAAGTATTGGTAATAATAGTCTTTTCATTTAATCACTCTGAGTGATAGTGATTACACTATCTCCTCCTCCATTTATTTTAACTATATTAGAAACACCATCTTGTATCAAGATTACGGTATATCCATTACCAGAGTTTAAATCAACCTGAACCGACTCACTAACATTTCTTCGCAAACTAATTGTTTGTCCTGTAACAATTGTTGTTATTTGGGTATTAGCATCTTGACCTATAAGTGTACCTGTTATATTTACTCCTGTAGCCAAAGCTAACTGGTCTTCATCTTTTTCAACAGCTAGTTCATCTAACACATTAAGCAAGTCTTCTAAAAAATTTACATCTAAATAATTAATATCAAGTTCCGTAAACTCTAGACTATTTTCTTCTAATAAATCTTCAGCCAAATAATCTATATCAAGATCATTAAAATCAAGTAAATTGACTGTCTTAGTAGATGTTGTTTCCTCTTGTGCTAATTGTTCTTCTTTAGGTGGTGTTACAATTAACATGTTGTCAATAATATCTAAAGTAAGATCCAAAATAACTGGTTTTGAAGGTGCATTTTCAAATACGTCAACCGTAGTGGCTTGATAGGGTTTATTAAGCAAAACACTACCTGTGGCCGTAACTACCTCTATTTCGCCACTAGAAAGCCCTAGAGCGTCTGGTAACAAAATTATAAGGCTACGTCCCAACTCGTCAACTGTGGCCGTAAAATCAGTCCCACGTATCGCTATATTAGCTGTTGGTGTTTTAAGTTGTATATTTTGTTTATCTATGCGATTAAGATTACCTGTGATAAACCTTGCTGTACCAAGCCCAAAGGTAAGTGCCATCTTTGCTTTACTAGGATCAGGGTCGTAGATGTATTCGTCAATAAGAAGTTGACTGTGCTCTGTAAGTTTTACAATAGATTTATCAAGAAAAGTAATAGCCATTCTTCCATTTTTAGTAATGGCCTCATCATTACTTTGTATTGCAAATTTTAAGTCTGCTTCATACGGCTTATCTCGTACAATTTGAGCTGTACCGTTTAATTCAGATATGTCACCTATATCAACAGCTTGTGCTTGTACCTTGGTCGTTTTGAATGACGCAAACAGTACCACTATTACCGATAGAAATAATTTTAAGCCAGTCATTATCTAATGTGCTTGATTGTGTTATGTTAAATGTTCTACTGTTACCAGTTTGATCTAAGTAAAAATAGCCACCTGCATAACCAGATCCAGTAAAGTTTAATGTGTTACTATCTCCGTCTACGTCTACATAACTTGTTCCACCATCATAATTTATATCGAAATCAAACGTGTTGCCGTCGCCTTGTATAATCCAATCTAAATCAAGAGTTGCTGCTAAAGCACTTGTACCATGATCTAATGTAAAGGTGTTAGTGCTGCCTGTAACGTCAACATTATAATTAGAATTATCAATACCATAGGTATTAGTTGGATCGCCTTGTATGGTAAAAGTATTACTATCTCCATCAAATTCAAAGAATCCTGTGATGGTATCACCTAATATATCACCTAAAAATTTATTAGAGTCACCTATCTGGTTTATATCTAGTATCATAGTAACACCATCTAAATCTAACGCAGTTAGCGTACCTGCAACAGAATTAAGACCACCAATAATGTTACCTGAACCTAGTTGTTCAAGATCTATATTAGCAGTAGCACCACTTTGATCTACATATATTTCGTTATCAGCCGCGTATGTTGTCAACGCAGTCAGCGTCACAATCAGGCTTATCAATTTTAATTGATTCATTTTTTTTCTCCCAGAAACCTTTATCATAACCTATTTTAACTATTTGCAAAACTGCCTCCTCTATAGCCCTTTGTAGGGCTAAAGTAGTAGGTTCATTTTCTGCATCACCCATTTCTATTTCTACTAGCTCTGTACCAGCTTCGATAAACTTAAATACATCTTGTGATTGACCATAGCTAAAAACTTGTTTACTTACCAAAACATCTATTAAAACTTCACCAGTAGCTATAGATACCATTCTTAAGGCTACGGTTATATTATCGATTCTATATTGTTTACTGCTACTAATACCTAAATATCTAGCACCTATACCACCACTTTTAATATTAGAGTCATAACCTAATACCGCTCCTTCCATAAGCACCCCAGCAAATAGCAACGGCATTATAGGTTTCGGACCGTCTGTGCTTTCATTTTGTTCTCTTGCTGAACGTATAAGTTGTCTTTCTTTTGTAAGATTATCAAGTCCAACTCTTTCAGCTACTCTAAAAAATTTACCGTTTGCTGTATGTTTTAAGCTTCTAATTAATAGATG